GAATTGACCATAAAACTATGATTTCCAGATCTCGTGGTTAAATCATATACTGGTTCCAAAGGAATGTTCTTTTTAATAGAAAGAATTGGGTTCAGTATAATATCATCTATTCCTGAAGATGATCTTTGCTTGAAAATAGATAATGAAATTTCTTCTTTTGTAACTAGAAAAGTTTTCAAAAATTCAAGTAACATTGAACCGATTCTAACTTTATCTTCCGAATATCTAAACCAAAAAATGTCTGAATATGTCACAAGATTTACTGGATTATTTTCAATTTCAATCACAATGAAATTTCTAAAATTCAAATTATTCACCATTTTTTTTACTGTGGAAATTTTATTCTTGATATTAAATCGAGTAAACATTTCTGATATCTGACAAGCTAAAATACATTGCGAATTATCATCGATATCAACGTCACAAATTGAAGTACTAGACATTAATATGTTTTCAAACTCTTCATTGTAATATAATGATCCTCCATTACATCCTTGAAAAGCTGATATAAATTCTCTCTTAACAGACGATGGTGATTCAATTAGCCATTTGGGAAGACTTTTACCGAATCTATTAGAGTAATCAAACCCAATCTCTATCATGAAATTTAATAAATCTTTAGTGATTATGATAGAAGATTCAGATCCAATTCTACAAGCTGGTCTTTTTATTCCAATAGAAATTATATCGTCAATCACTTCATCCATATCATTTTTTGAACTAAAACTAATAATTCTATCTTTATATCGACTAGAAAGAAATAATGCAAACAGTCTCGCACAAGTCTCAGATAATTTAATGGATGAATTCAAAATTCCACCATTTAAAGCAACCGATAACAAACGACCATCATTATCAGGCAAATATTTAGTGTAATGTTTTATACACATCAAATCAGTATAATCGAGATCTTTGGCTTCGATCCATTGAATTTTTCCACGTCTTTTAATGAGAAAGGGGTGTTCAGGAGTACACTTAACTTTTCTTCCTGACATTGTTTTGATTTCATAAATTTGTTCTGGTAGAATACTAAACTTATTATAGAAAGCTGATTTTTCTTTTTCTAACGTAACGGGATTGATTGTCATAATTTCATCAACACCTTCTTTGAGATCTTTAATAAATTTCACAGTTTTGTTGTCACCAAGTAAAACTTCAGTATCTCCAGTAACGCAATTGCAAATATACATGATCTGACTAGAATGAATCTGTCTAATCTTTGAATTTTTACCTTCTTTTCCAATAGGAATCACAACTCGTCTAAGATGAGAAAGCGTTGCAGCAAAAGTAAGTCTCGAAAGAACTTGAGAAACACCAGTTCTAACATAATTATTTCGAGTAACGGACCAGGACCCTGTTGAATTTGAACTGCATATTCCATTAGCTAAAAAAGATGATGTTTCCTTGACATTCACAATATCATAAACAATTTCAGGTTCACAAAATCTTATATCCATTAATTTTAAACAAAAAAATGGTAATTTTGTAGCATCTCTAGCACATACATATTTATTTTTTTCAATAAACCATTCCAAACATCCAAGTTCTTCAATAAAATCTTTAGCGTCTGGAACACCAAAATTAGATTTCAAACAACCTAATTCATTCGGTCTATTAAAAACTCGTCTTTTAGAGACAGCTTTAAAAGTAGATAATGAATAGTAAGAATTTAAAATAAACTCGTCACTTTTCATTTCTTTTTGTGCAATTTCCAGAGATTTTCTTAAAGATATTTTTTCAGTATCTTTTAAATAATTTACTCTTTTTATAACTGTGTCATGTTGTCTTTTAATTTGTTCTATAAATCTCCAGTAAGAAGATATAACAGATAATTTATAAGATTTGTATATGCAATATCTAAATCCTATTTTGTTTATGAAATCTGTATTTGGTCTCAAAGTTATTCTTATACAAGGATTTGATGTTTCTTCATGGTAATATGGACCATTAATTAAAGATCCATTTATACCTAATTTTTCTAACAGTTTACATAAATTGTTCATTGTTATCTTCAAATCATTAAAATATTCAGGAGAAGACGACCATGAAAATTTAACACCTTCAAAACAAGTTTTTTTATTTTTTCTAATATCAAGTCTAGGGCAGCTACCATCTCCTCCAAATAATCCACCCAAAAATTCTCTTATTACACTTTTTGGACAATCATCATTTAAAATAAATTTAGGCAATTGTCTACACGTTTCTACTTTTTTTCCTTTATTGACTCCATCAAGAGAAGTGATCATATGATATAAATCGGATTTCAATTTAATATTATATGAATCACCCCATTTTTCAGAAAATCTGTCAATTACATTAACGTCGCTTTTTTCTATACCTGAAATAAGCGAATAATCTGAAATAAATGTTTCGACATCAAATTTATTACCAAGAAAAACAGTGCAATCTGATTTGTTTTTACATAAAGATCCATCTGATAAAACCAAACCAAGTATACGCATTAATGCTAAAGTTTTTTCTCGCTCTATTAAACTGTCTATTTTCCATTTTTTTACAATATTTTGATTATAACCATTTGTATAATTAATAGTCAAACACCATTTGTCATTTTCTTCTTCTAAATTGTCTAGTGGATAGTCTAAACCAGTTACAATTTTTGAGTTAATTGGAATTTTTAAAGCTTCAACCCATTCGAAAATTTCTTTATCTTTCATTATAAGAATCTTATGATCTGGAGTGCATTTAATTGTCCGACCATCCTGTAGGGTAAGTTTTATAACATCTTTGATTCCTTGTTTAATAACTCCGCCGTGAACAGTTCTAATAAAACCTGTATTTTCCCATCCAATTAATTCTTGTTTATTTTTTTCTGTTACTAGTTTTTCAATTGGATATGATGTTCCATTTCCCATAGAAATATTTGTTCCAGCAACAAAACAGAAACAACTCTTCAAGCCACTAGTTATGCCTGAAGTTCTTGAAATAATATTTATAATATCAGGGTATTGTTTTTTCTTTTCTAGTTGCATAACAATGCTTTTTATAAATCTTTTAAAAAGAGTTCTGAAAAGTTCACAGCAGAGAACTCCAGCCATCTCAACTCTTTTATTTGAGTAATTATCTCTGTCATCTTCTTTTCTTATACCAATATAAGTACAGAGAAGTTTATTTACCATCATACCAAGGAAATAAGATTTTTCCTTTATAGTAGCAAAAATTCCCATGTGAGGTAAAAGTTCATTCTCGACTACTTGAGTTGTGTAGTCAATCTTTTTATCATCTTTTATAACATGAACAGTAAATTGACTTATATATTTAAGAGCATCTTCTTGCGTTTTTATATGGTAAGAATCTCTGACTATAAATTTTATATATTTTTTAATTTTTTCATTATTATCTTTGTTCCCAATTATATTCGAAATGTCTTCTTCGGTTAGAAAACCCAAAGCTTTGAATAATATTCCAACTGGTATGATTTCTTTAATATATGGAATATTAAATACAATAGATCTATCATTCACGCCAATTTTGGCTTGTAAAAGAACTGAATGACCAGTTTCTTCAGACATACTTCTGACTTCACAAACATACTTCCATTTATCATTTGGTTTTTGTAGAAGAACAATCGGTTGATTATAAACACCTCTCAATTGACCTACCAATGCTCTTTCTTTACCTCTAATTATAAAATATCCGCCATAATCTTTTTCACATTCACCTTTTTCAACGCGTTCTTTTAATGTCAACTTTTTCAAGTTACATTTATCAGAAAGAAGCATGATTGGTGTTCGTCCAATAATAATTCTGTTATGAACAGTTATTTCGGGATCCTTACCATCTGTTTCAGTTTTTTCAATCACATCAACAAAAATCGGAGAATCATAAGTAAGATCTCGTTGTCTTGCTTCTGATGGAAACATTGGTCTGACTGTTCTGTCTTCTTCAATCACAGAAGGCTTTGGTATGTAAATATTTTCAAAAGAAACAGTATATTTTTGATCAGGACTTAAATTAACAACGATATCAGATTCAGTAATAACTCTTTGAACACCATTATTTATATAATCATTGAATGTATCAACTTGATGAGACACGAAACCTTTCTTTTTAAAGAATTCGTTGATTATATTCCATTTATAGTTTTCAGGTAACACTTTTTGACTTTTTGATAACATTTCTTTTTGACTCTTTGTTTACTTAAGGTTGATGATAAGTTCTAGAAAATTCAAATTTAAAATCAATTTTTCAATTTTAAATTAGGTTAAGAAAATAAAAAATATATCTTCATTTTTTAAATATACATAGTTATTTGTCTTTTGTATTTTGTGTATTCTTCATAAATACAATAATATTTCTGCTTTTTTTTTAATACGTTGCAATCATCTTCTTTTTCTTTACCGTCATCACTTCTTTTTCTCTTTAAATTGACACGATCGTCATCTGTTCTTTTGCGTTTTTTAGTCAACATATTTTTATATTTATTTTATGTTTTTATATCTTATTTATTCAGATATAAAAATAAAAGTATATTTCCTAAAAATAAAAAATGTCTGAAATAATAGTTTGTGTCTCTGGGTATTTTAATCCTCTTCATGTTGGTCATCTAGAATATTTAGAAAAAAGCAAAAATTTAGGAACGAAATTAGTCGTGATTGTAAACAATGATAAACAAGCTATATTGAAAAAAGGCACATCTTTTATGCCGGAAAATGAAAGACTTAAAATATTGAGAAGTTTGAAAATTGTTGATATGGCTGTTTTGTCGATCGATGAAGACAGAACTGTTTGTAAAACACTAGAATCAATAAGACCTGACATATTTACAAATGGAGGAGATCAAACTAATGAAATCATTCCTGAAAAAAATATTTGTGAAAAACTTAATATTAAATTGGTTGATGGTCTTGGATTAAAAATACAATCATCTTCTTGGTTATTATCAAAGTAGTAGTTATAAATAATTTCACTATGGCATCAAGTTATAATTAAATAGAATTTTAAAAATTGAACTTTTTAAAATTTTTGTGTATAAAATAAATAAATAAATAAAATAAATAAATAAGATGAATAATTTTACTAAAGATGATATTAAACATTGGAAGTATATATGGAACGATATATTATCAGACGTTGATTTTCGAAACTGGATCACAAACAAAAATTTAACATACTATCACATTTATAAAAATGGAAAAGTTATTGATTTATCTAACCCAAATTCTAATAAAAAAAGCGGAACGTTATATATGCAATTTCCAGGTAACTTGGCACACTTTATGACATTCAAAGAAACAAACAAAAATGTGATTTTGTTTGATTCTTCATATCCAGATGGCACATACTCTGGATGTTTCCCAGATTTTTCTTACACAGTAGTTAACTTTTTCAAAAAAACAATTATTTTCAACAAAGATTTCGATACACCTCAAAATCACAAAAACGATTCTTTCTGTCAAACTTGGACTCTTTGTCATTTACTTAATACAAAAAAATCAAAAGAATTATTGAAATCGTCTAAAAAAGATTCAATTAATGCATTATATAACATTTGCAAACATATTATTGGAATGTCTGTTTTCGAAGAAATTTGCACCCAACAAGAATCTTGGATAAATAAAAACTTAAAAGAAAATAAAGCTCCTAAAAAATGGGATTCCAAATATTTTCTAAACTACTCTAAACAAATGACTAAAGAAATGTTTGATCAATTATTCTAGATATAAATTAAATTTATCCTTATTCTTATATTTACTAATGTTACTTATTCTACTTTTTAATATCCATAAATTTCTCTCGAACAAATGCTTTCTTTTCTATCTGTAAAGAAATCATCATTTTTTGAAGTGTAAACAAACACTCTTTTTTTATATGATTCAATATCATATATTTCAGGGTGATAGCTATTCAACATCTTAGAACATCTTATAGTAATGCATTTTTCCCCAAACATGCAATTGGTGCCCTCAGAGCAACAAATGCAAAAATATTTATAACATTCAGTGCAGGTTCTTGATGTCGGGAAGCATTTTACAAAGCTATAATGCCCATAAGTCGACGATCTTAGAAAGCAATGATTTTCATTTTGAGTTATAACAGGATTAATCACCCTGTCATATTTAACAGCGTCCACTTCAATCCATTCCACATTTTTTATTCTATCCAATGTTGGAATGAATCTGTTTCTATGGAAATCAAAATCGGTCCATTTTTTTCTTTCGAGTTCAGAAAGAACGTACGAAAATGAAATTCCATGAGCCCATCTAAAAGTCGAAGATCTATCATAAAAAGACATTTAAATATCAATGATATTTGAATAAGTGAAATTTATATATTTTTTCCTCAAAAAAATCAATTTTTTATTGTATTATCAAACCCTTATCTTTCATAGCCTTTAAAATTTTATCACATAAAATCTTTCTATCAAAATCGTACCAAAAGATATATTTACGGATCATGTCAATGTCTTCCGTATCATCTATTTTAGTTTTCAAATTCTTTTTTAATTTCATAGATTCTATATCAGATTTAATAATTTTTTCTAATTTTTTCCATAATTTATTATCTTCTTTCGATGGATGAATTTCTAAATTTTCCAAAATATCTATTAGTTCAAACATATCAAACGTGTGACAGACCTTTCCAGAAGGAATTTTATTCTTTTTCGTCGTCTTTTCTTTTAAAATTTTCACTAATTTAAAATTCATAATTTCAGTCTTTTTATCTTTTTCAAGAAAACCATAATATCCATATGGGTTGTTTTTAATATTTTCAACATCCATATTTTCATCTTTATTTATAAATAGTTCAACTTGATCATCTTCACAGTCTTGCCACCCATCATCTATATTTTTGAGACATCTCAATTTATTGTAATTTTTCATCTTTTCATCGAATAATAACCATGAAATGTAAATATCATTAATTTTTTTAAATTTTCCAACAAAAACCTCTGTCAATAAATAATTTCTGTGAAATTCATTTGTTTTTGTATCATTTTCTTCGGCTATTATGCAATATTCAAGTAGCAATTCCTGTGATTCCATATCTATTTTCTTTAAAATTCCAAAAATTCTCTTTTTGAAACGTTTATGTTTTTCGTCGAGACTGAATAATGAATCTATTAAAACAGGTGCATTTTCCATTGTTAATTTTTCAAAATATTTATCAAAAGCATCATCTTCAACGACATTTGGATTTTTAGTGTAAAATTCAACTAACACATCGTTATCTGAAAAATCATCTGTTAGAAAAAATATATTATTATGTTCTTTTAGATAGCATTGAATATTGTATTTATTTAAAATTCTTTCTTTGTCTACAATCAAATCATATAAAATTTGAAGTAAATAATTTTTTTTCACAGATGGAAATACTTGTTTCAAAATATCGAAATCAATTTTAAAAGTAATTCGAAATATTTCTAAAATTTTATTTTTGATATCAGTGTAATTTTTTGAATTTTTAAAATGATAAATAAAATTTGTTGTTTCATCTATTACTGGTTTATAATTTCTTCTAATATCATCACATTCATATTGACATTTCATATATTCACAATCTCTCAACGTATCATAACCTGATAATAAATTTCTTTCCTTGTTAGTTGAACAATCAACGGCCGCCTCTTTCATTAGTCTTTCTATTTTTTTAATATTCACATCTTTTATTTCTGATATTTTGTAAAATTCAATATCAACCGATGGAGTTTTTTTATCATTTGAGATGGCTACATATTGTAAAATTTTTAATACAGGAAATTCTATATTCTCAGTTTTACAATCTTCAATTACTTGAGTTGTGTCTTCAGTATTATCTAAATCATAATTATACCCCATATCATTTAATTTTTTTTTACAATCTTTAATTAAATCAATATGTGATCTAGATCTAAATCCTCTGGCAATAGATTGATCTATTTCAGCATAATTGTAATGTGGAGTGATTATATGTTCTTCTAAAATATTTTTAAAAGAATACCCTTCCGATATTGATCTAGAACCAAGAACTACGCTAATATATTCCCCGTGTCTATTTTCAGGTCTATTAAATTTATCTTTAAGATTTGAAAAATCTGTTCCGGTCGTTAGAAAAAATCCAAAACGTTTCCCTTTTGTTTTCTCTTCACCGGATGCACTCGAAAATCCAAAATTTTTAAATAATAATGAAAAAAGTATTAATCCACTTCCAGTAACTGAATTACAATAAACAAATGAACATTTTTTATTTTCATAAGCATTCAATAGTTTTTTTATAACTTCTGCATATTTTGGAGAATACTTTTTAAGTTTTTCAAGTTTTTCTTCATTATTTTTTCCTGATATTGCAGATATTACATCATTTGATAAACTAAAACCTCCGTTTTTTGAACGTTTTATGTGTTTTTGGAACCCAGCCTTTCCATATGTGTAATTTCCATTTGAATCTGGAAATATAAATAACGATGCTTGTCTTGAATGATAATAAAAAGATGAAGATGATTCATTATTTGCTCCATCGAATAATTTCCTTTTACCAACTGTTTTAAAAACATCTCTGAAATTTCCAACTCTACCTCTTCTTTTAACTAGTCTTCTTTCTTTATCTTCATCATCATCGTCATCATCTTCTTCAGATTCTTCTTCAGTGTCATCAGATTCTTCTTCAGATTCTTCTTCAGCTTCTTCTTCAGTGTCTCTTAAATCTTTTAATATAAATTCATTAAAATCTTTTGAACTATTTGATTTTATAGAGTGTTCTATATTTTCTTTGGAAATTTTAATTATATTTACATCTTTATATTTTAAAATTACTTTATTGTCTTTGATATCGTATTTGAATTCAAATATATAAATGTCATCTTTATTATAATCTGTAATGTTAAAATCTTTATATAATTCTTCATCTAAAATGAACCCATAACCAGAATAATTAGAATCAGTTTTAAATTTAACATATGTCGTTGAATCATCTTTCTTTTCTTCTTTCTTTTCTTCTTTCTTTTCTTCTTCTTTCTTTTTTTCTTCTTCTTCTTCTTCTTCTTCTCCTTCTCCTTCTTCTTCTTCTTCTCCTTCTCCTTCTTCTTCTTCTCCTTCATCTTCGTCGTTTTCAGTTTCAGTTTCAGATTCTTCAGATTCAAATTCATCCGTTTCTTCATCGCTTTTTTCGTCGTTTTCAAATTCTTCATCTTCTTCATCGTTTTCAGTTGATAAATCTTCTTTTTCAAAATTTTTAAACTTTTTATTATCTTGTTTGTAAGCAGTTTTATAAACTTCAGTCTGTTCATCGGACATTGTAACTGGATAAACAGTAAAATATTTTAAAGATGGAACCTTCTGTCCTTCAAATTTTTTTTGAACTTGCGACGTGATTGCTTTTAAATATGAAACTCGACCTTTGAATTTATCTTTTAGTTCGTTCTTTTTTAAATCCTTAACATTATAAAAATCCCCATCTTTTTCAAAATATATTCGAGTGAAATCTGATTTCACAGGTAATTGTTCATTCATTGGTAATATTAAATTCATCACACTGGCTATTTCTTTAAAACTATCTTTCATTGGAGTACCAGATAGTAATATAACTTTTGAATTTTTAATATTATGAAGTAACCTGTGAAATTCCTTGTAAGGATTCACGTTGTAAGGATGATTTGGTTGAACTGAATTATCGTTATTGTTTTTATAGACAAATTTATTATTTTTATCTTTAACTGCAACCCAACTTTTATTCATTTTTGCTGGTTTATCAGAAGAATGATCTTTTGTCAATGGATTATACCATTCTTTTTTTGTTTCATCATAATACCAAATATTATTTGTATTTTTATTTAAATCTTCTCTAAGATTATGAATCTCGTCTATTGCAATAATTTTATTCGAAAATTCTTGTTTGATCCGTTCATCATCATAACTACTTAAACTATTTGAAAAAGTTATGAAAGTTTTAAAACTGTAATATTTTTTAATCGATGAGTTCAATCTTAATTTTTTTAAATTTTCTGATAAATTCTCGTAATTTGGAGGATAATAATCATCTGTATAATCAACAATCTCTTGTTTAAAATTTTTTAAAATCGATATACCTTTTCCAACTATAATTGCCCCATCAAAATTGTAATAATTTTCTTTTTTAATATTCTCTATTGCAGAAATCGTAGCTCTCGATTTACCAGTACCCATCTCATGAAATAAAAGTAATTGATCATAAGGTGTATAAGATGATAAAAATTTCATTACAAATTTCTGAGCTTTAAACAATTTTTCACCTTCAATCGGAATATCATTTTTTATAATTTTTTCATCATTAAATTCTTTCTTTGATGAAATTGATAAGTTAAAATTGTCATATGGATTCAACAGGTCATTTTCAAAATTATGAATATTCGAATACTTAGGTAAAAATTCTAATATATCACTTTCCATTATTTCTTTATTTTAATGATAATTTATTTCATAAATATAAAATTTTAATATTTATGAAATAATTGAATTGTGGGCGGATCTTAAATAATAATAAAAAGAAAACTTTTTGCATCAGTACAGGTTATAATACAAATAAATACAAAGAATATAGTTACATCACATCTTGGAAAATAAAATTGGTATTCAAAAAAGTTCATTCTTTAGACTGTTTGATTTTCTATATCTTTTTCCATCTCCACCGGATCGGATCTTATTAAAAAATTGAAATTTCTTTTCGTTCGTCCATTTATTATTTCTTTATAAAAAAAAAATGGTTTATAAAAAAAAGTATATAATAAAAAATGGATTATTTAACAAGACCAGTCGTTTATTTAGATTCAAATGATTTTGATGATGAGGGAAATATTATAAACCCAGATATACCAAAAGATAAGCCTATATTTATAATGATGCAAGCAAATTTTTGCGGGTTTTGTAAAATGGCTAAACCTGATTTTCTAGAATTTGCAGAAAAAAACCCAAATTTTTTCGTTGCTTCAATACAAGCTGATAGCAAACATCCAGATGTTGCAAATTTTAAAAACAAAATTCAAAAAATTTATCCAGATCTAGTTGGATTTCCTAGTTATATGATTTACGCACAAGGAAAAAGAATCATTTATAATGGAGGAAGAAGTTATAAAGATTTACAGACATTTGCTGACGGATTCCCAGAATATCTAAAATCGATTTCTGGTTAACCGTATATGACAATAAGCTTAATTTTTGATTCAAATTACTTAACAAATTAGATTGTTAAGTAATCTAATTTTTAAAAGTTTTATTTTTAATAAAAATACTTTTTTTTGCTTTTCAGACTTCGTTTACTTTTTTTGATTTTCAGACTTCGTTTACTTTTTTTGATTTTCAGACGTCGTTTACTTTTACTTTTCAGACGCCGTTTACTTTTACTTTTCAGACGCCGTTTACTTTTACTTCTCAGACGTCGTTTACTTTTTTTGCTTTTCAGACGTCTTCCATCTACAGTAAGTCTGTCCACGAAGTGCCTTTCTCTCTCGTGGTCCTGTGGGTCGATGGGAGTCGACCCCGGAGGTAAGTCAACGGTTTTTATTTCAAAATTATTGTTTGAACTTATAGATGCTATTTTATCATGATAGAATGCAATTGATTTCAAGTTATAATCATATAAAATCGTTTTAGATTTAGTAGTATCAATATTCCATACTCTCACAGTCTTCCCACCCGTCATCCCATCCCTAAATAAGGCAGCGAGATATTTCCCGTCTTCAGAGAATGACATTGAAATAGGCATTAAAATAGGTTCGGGTGGATAAGTTGGTTTACGTAGTACTTTTTTTTCATCTATATTGAGTAGTATTTTTTCGTAAACTATTTGAGATTCTCTTAATGAAACGGATCCATTTTTTAAATATTCTTCTATATCTTCCACGTCTTCTTGGTAATCTAATCTCCATATTAATTTATTTAATTGAGTAATCCTAGTATTTAGAGTCTCTTCATTCTGTTTAGAAATCATCAATTTTTTTTGTTGAAACCTATTTGAATTTTCCAAAACATCAATTATTTTAATTAAACCACGAAATCCTATTGCTATATATTTACCATCTGGGGATAACGACATTGTTTGAACTCGTTTAATAGTAGTAGCTCGGAATATCTCAACATTTTTTTTATATATAACCAAGTAATTTTCACGACTTTCGTTGTAGTAGCAAGCAATATATTCACCATTTTCATTTAATGACAATAATTTAAAAGAATTATCGGGGTCTCCTTTAATTTTTACATTAATTTTTACATCTTTTTTTTCTTCTAAATGTATTATTTTGATGAATGGGTTTATGCTACTTCCACATAAGGCTAGAACTTTGCCATCACCAGATAAGGATAATCTGTAAACATATTCAGATTTTTCAAAATATTTTTTCATCATATCCATCATTATAATTTTTTCATCCTTCATATTCCATATTATAAATTTTCTATTTGACCATGTTGCAATATGACCATTTCCAGTAAAGGATACAATAGGAACAGGACCAACAGGTTCAACAAGAATTTTTTGTAATTCATTAACCAAATTCCATACTCTCACAGTCTTTTCATAACCCCCAGAGACGATGTAACGACCATCTGAGGAGAAGGAGACTGAATTCACCGGACCACTGTACCCTTCGAGCTTATGAACTTCCTTACCACTCTCCACATCCCATACTCTCACAGTCTTGTCATAACTCCCAGAGACGATGTAACGACCATCTGAGGAGAAGGAGACTGACATCACCGCATCGCTGTGCCCTTCGAGCTTATGAACTTCCTTACCACTCTCCACATCCCATACTCTCACAGTCTTGTCATAACTCCCAGAGGAGATATAACGACCATCTGAGGAGAAGGAGACCGAATACACCTCATCACTGTGCCCTTCGAGCTTATGAACTTCCTTACCACTCTCCACATCCCATACTCTCACAGTCTTGTCATCACTCCCTGAGACAATATAACGACCATCTGAGGAGAAGGAGACTGAAGTCACCTCATCACTGTGCCCTTCGAGCTTACGAACTTCCTTACCACTCTCCACATCCCATACTCTCACAGTCTTGTCATCACTCCCTGAGGATATGTGTCGACCATCTGAGGAGATGGACACTGAATTCACCGGACCACTGTGCCCTTCGAGCTTATGAACTTCCTTACCACTCTCCACATCCCATACTCTCACAGTCTCGTCAAAACTACCGGAGGAGATATAACGACCATCTGAGGAGAAGGAGACTGAAGTCACAAACTCACTGTGCCCTTCGAGCTTATGAACTTCCTTACCACTCTCCACATCCCATACTCTCACAGTCTTGTCATAACTCCCAGAGACGATGTAACGACCATCTGAGGAGAAGGAGACTGAAGTCACCCAATGAATGTGCCCTTCGAGCTTATGAATTTCCTGATAAAATTTCCTAACAAACTTATACAGATCCCATATTCTCACAGTATCGTCATCACTCCCTGAGACAATATAACGACCATCTGAGGAGAAGGAGACTGACAACACCCCACCACTGTGCCCTTCGAGCTTACGAACTTCCTTACCACTCTCCACATCCCATACTCTCACAGTCTTGTCATAACTCCCAGAGACGATGTAACGACCATCTGAGGAGAAGGAGACTGAAGTCACCCAATTACTGTGCCCTTCGAGCTTATGAACTTCCTTACCACTCTCCACATCCCATACTCTCACAGTCTTGTCATCACTGCCTGAGGAAATATAACGACCATCTGAGGAGAAGGAGACTGAATTCACCGTAGCAATGTGCCCTTCGAGCTTATGAACTTCCTTACCACTCTCCACATCCCATACTCTCACAGTCATGTCTAAACTGCCTGAGGAAATATAACGACCATCTGAGGAGAAGGAGACTGAATTCACCGTAGCAATGTGCCCTTCGAGCTTATGAACTTCCTTACCACTCTCCACATCCCATACTCTCACAGTGTTGTCAAAACTACCGGAGGAGATATAACGACCATCTGAGGAGAAGGAGACTGAAGTCACCCAATTACTGTGCCCTTCGAGCTTATGAACTTCCTTACCACTCTCCACATCCCATACTCTCACAGTGTTGTCTAAACTGCCTGAGGAAATATAACGACCATCTGCAGAAAAGGAGACTGAAGTCACCCCTCCACTGTGCCCTTCGAGCTTATGAACTTCCTTACCACTCTCCACATCCCATACTCTCACAGTCTTGTCCAAACTCCCTGAGGCGATGTAACGACCATCTGAGGAGAAGGAGACTGAATTATTATTCGCATTAATAAATTTCATAAATTCAATATTTTCTTTATTAAAATCATATAAAAAAAAATTTTAATAAATAAAAAGATGAATGTATTTTTTAACAACAAGCAAATTATTATATCTGAACTTGATTCGGAAAAAACTATTAAAAATAAAATTAGCGTTCAAATTGGAACATTATCAAAATATTTATATTTCCCTAATGGATTTCCAAAAACTTTCAGTGAAAATCAAAATTATATCGTAGAAGATTTATTGGAAACCATAAAAACTTACGTTTCAACAAAGTTTAATTTTACTGAACTGTATAATATTTTAAAACCCAAATTTACTATGCCATTCAGTGTTTATTCAGATGTTATAATACCATTTATTATATATAATAAAACATTTACAGAAAATTTAGACGCTTATAGTTCAATGGGTAATATGTTTACAAGTAGTTTATTAGACCAATTATATATATCTTTAACTGATCTACAAATATTATTTGATAAAAACGAATTGCTTTCAAAATTAACAGAATATAGAAAACAAATTCAAATTTTTGAAAAAAATATCAAAACCGAAATATCAAAAGAAAATGAAATAATAAATTCATTAAATGAAATACTTGATTTGGAAGGTATTAAACACACTGATTTTCAATTAGAAGAAAATGTCATTGAAATAAAACTTGACATTCCTCCTATTTTTTCTATTCTTGATATTTTTAATTTTATTGAACTGAATTCAAATATTCAATTTGCTTCATGTAATGGATTTTACAAAATATTTGGAGATTTTATTTCACCTGAACACTGGATAATAAACGATGAAGATCAAATAGTTTTATACATTTTAAAAACCAAAAGGGTTAAAAGAAAAAATAAACCAACTAAAGAAGAATCCAAAGAAGAAGAATCCAAGGAAGAAGAAGAATCAAAAGAAGAAGAAGAAGATGAAGAAGAGGAAGAAGAAGAAGAAGACGATGAACAAGAAGAAGAAGAAACAGTTGAAGATGAAACAAAACTTGAAAAAAAGATTAGAAAAAAGTTTGAACAAAAATATGATTCTTCATTCGTAAAAGTTTTAATAACTAGTGATTTCAATGTCATTTTTGATTTCAATATAAATCAAATTTCAAAAGAAACTGCAATGAATACGTTTTTTAGTATATTTCCTGAACATGAAGTGAAAATAATATCTGAAAAATGCACTTTAATCAGAGGTATTTTTGATTTCCCTAATAAAAATTTGAATAAAACGGTTCTATGTGATCTTATTATGACAAATGATATTTTCAGTCATTTTATAACTATCGATGAGAGTAAAGGAATTGCTTTTTCAAAAACAACTCTTCATTTCAATCATGAAAGCACTGGTGAAATAACCGCAAGTTTAATAGAACAAAAGGGTGATAAATATAAAAACAATGACGAAGATGATGAATATTTTTCTAAAAATTCTTATATACAAATTCATATCACAAAATGTTCAAATGAGAAAAGCGTTGAAAATTTTCAACATATACTTAGTCGGTTATTAGAAAAATATTACTTGGAATTTGAAAATGTGGCAAGAATATATAAAATATATTTGGATGATTTTGAAGACATAACCAAAAAAAATAAAAAACAAAAAATTAACACTAAATCTCTTGGTTCAAAAGCAAAAGATTTGGAAAAATTAGAACCAGGGATTTTCATAAAAGGTAAATATATTAGAAATATATGCCAACAATACCCTCACAATATAGACAAAGATTATGAAAATTATCAAGAACATTTATCAACTGGAAAACCATTGAGTCCAAACAACTTGTATAAAAAATCATTAGATGAAAAAACAGATATATTAATATTTCCAAAGAAAGAAATGAATGGTTTTAAACCTAGAAGATATATTTGTAATGTTGATAGAAATGTAAAATTAGGGAAAACTTTTCCAGGTATGAAGGAAAATAAATTGAAAAATAAAAAAATGTTTAAACATTTACCCTGTTGTTTTAAAATAAGTCAAAATACAAAAAGCAAAATAAAACATTTAAAAAAGAAGTCTCCGAGTATATTAAATTTATTTAAATTTGAAAATAATGAAGAAGACGAAGAAGAGGAAGAAGAAGAGGAAGATGAAGATGAAGCAGAAGAGGAAGAGGAAGAAGAAAAAAAATATGTTGAGAATAAAAAAGTTGAAGATATAAAAAATGAGCTAGTAAAACATCAACAAGATAAAATTAAAACAAATAAATTTGTAAAAGAACTATGTAGCGGAATGCTTCCTCCAAAAATAAATTTGTTTTTTGAAAATATACAAAATGATATAAATTACACCTTCTATAGATTCGGCGTTAAAAGAAGCCCTAATAGTTTTATAGATTGTATTCAAACAATTCATCTTTTATCTGAAAGAGATGACAGTTTTTGGCTATATACAGAAGATTTACGACGTCAATTATTTTCTAAAATGGCCATTTTATCTAAACAAGAAAATTTCGAAAGCACTGTTAAAAACATTGAAAGTGATATTAAAAAGGTAAACACGTATTTTAACCCATTAAGTTACATAAGAATACTTGAAGAATATTATAAGTATAATATTTTTATTTTTATAAGGGATGATAATAACGATGAATATCTAAAAATACCATTTTGTAAGGAAGGATATTACAAAAAAGAAAATAAAAACAAATGTGTTTTCATATATGTTCATAAAGGTAGTGAAAGTGATGCATCTGAAGATCCTCAATGCGAAATAATTGCTTTATCCAACAATAAGTCTGCCAACGATATACAGTGTGAATTTGATTATGATTCCGAAATTTCTCAAAAAGTAATAAATATGTTTAATAAATTGAACAATGTATACTACATTGAAGAAAATGATCACGATCAAATACAAAAATTAGATATTTTATCACAATTTATAGACAATAAGGGAAAAACAAGAGTAATAAACATCAATCATAATAATTCGATATTTTCTTTGATTTTGAAAAAACCTTTTACCCCATTGAATTTAAAAAATGATGAAAATTACTATTCAATCTCGGATATCAGATATTTAGAAGAATTAGTTCTTAATCATTTGAAACTAACATTGATAAAACATGTTGTTTTGAATGATGAATTATCTGAAATTCATGGTAAATTTGGAAATTTAGATGTAATTATTATGTGTAAAGGAATAACCAGCGATTTATATTTCGCAAAAAGGGTAATTGAAAAAACTTCATTGACACTCAATAATTTAAGTGATTCGTCAATAAGTCATATAAATTCATTCAAATTCAATAAAAAACTCGCTAGATATCTAACTGAATATGTATTTTGGTTATATTCCATATATATTAAACAAAAAAAAGATGAAAATCCAATAATTAATATAGAAAATCCAGATCAAGAATTAATAGAAGGATTTGTAAGAACATTTATAACAATCGACACAAGTTTTTCTTATAAAAAAATGAAAAACATTTTCTCAATGCAAAATACTGAAATTATGAGAAATGGAAAGATGGTCATCAATTCAAATGAAATTTTAAAACGACTTTTATACAGTTTAAGACTTGAAATCACTAGAAATTTCCCTTCTATTCTAACCTATAAAGATAATACTTTTTTAAGAAATTTTTATTTAGACACAGAAGATTTTGAAGATTTTCCAAATCAAGTTATTTTAAAAAACAGAGAATTTACTTTGAAATGGTTGAAAGAAAAGGAAGACAATATTGAATTTAATAAATATTCTTTGTTCGATTACATCAATCCCAATCTAACACAATCATATTTCTTCAAAAATGATTTAATTAGTAATAAGATTTTTATAGCTCAAAATACTAATAGTTTTGAAAATGCCACTCAAATTGCTATAGATTGGATTAGAAAAAAATACAATTCGGGATATTATGTTGAACTCGAAGAAGGTGATTTTGAATATTTTGATTGTAATTTGTTTTCATATGAAAATCCTTCTGAAATAAATAAATTTTTTGTAAACATGAATAACGAAAATTCACATGGTATTAAAATTGTTGGATACAAAATAAATGGTGAAAGTTATTTTACTACTCTTTTAAAATTTTGAAATCTTTGAAGCAACCCACCTCGCTATTGCAGGTCTTCCTATTTTTGATTTATGACGTGGATCAACTGGCCATTTTTCGTTTGGATCATGAATTATAAACTCTATATCCAAATGTTTTATCATTTTTCCACTCTTGAGTAATATCTTAACATTTGAAAGAGTTTCACTTGAAAGAGATGTGTGATTTGGAAAAAGTCTGAAAACTAAGAAAGGTGAATAAAAATTACTTCCGTCAGACGATGGAATTCCAATGAATGCCGTTGCAAATACTTCTGGCATTATTAGAGTATTTACTGCCGCTTCGACCTGTAGTGGATAAAAAACTCCCCACTTTGTTTCAACTAAATGTGAAATTCTACCTAGACACCACAAATTACCATATATATCATAATAACCATAGTCACCTGTTCTGTGATAAATCTTACCTGAGAAATCAGTTATTTTTGTCAAGTTTGTATCTTCATCTCGAGTGCATTTTATACTAGCTCCAGGTCCAGTAATGCATATTTCACCTTCAATTCTCTTCATACCAGAAGTGTTATTATATAAAAAATCATCATTTCTTATATAAACTTCAATTATTGAGATATCTGTTCTACCTAGACATATTCCATTTCCATCTTTATAATTTTGTATAATATTAGGAGTAATATCTTTACCATCAAAAATTGCTATCGGACCTCCTTCGGTTGACCCATACATACTTAATAATCGCCCTTCAGTACCAGGCTGAAATGAATCCTTTATTTTATCAAAAAAGTTTAAATGTAGTTCACATCCATACCTAATAATCTTATTCACATGTGAAGGTATTTTATAATTGTTATCCGAAATTTTCTTTATAAGTATAGGGGACCCAGTCAAAATATCAACTGTAAATCTACGAACAATGTTCATCACCACATTTATATCAATAGAATCTTGATCAAGAATATTCCCTTCTGGTATAACTGATGATATTCCAGCTGCTAAATCCAAAAATATAAAATTAATTGCATGATGAAGAATAGTTACCATCCCATTATTCTTAACAATATCATCTTTAAGAATTTTTTTCCATGAATTAACTTGACTGTTTAACATTCCAAATGTAATTTCAACTCCTTTTGGATAACCTGTGCTTCCTGTAGTGAATCCAATAATTGCAACGTCATCCATTTTAGCTGGAAATGTCTCAACTATACATTCAGAATCTAAATTGGATGAAATAATTTTATAATGGGGGTAAAATACTGTAATGGATTTAAATATCTTTCCTAAACTAATAAACTTAATAAACTTCACTATATTTAGAATAAAAGGTTTCCCGATTATCAATTCTGGAGATATTTCTTCAATCTTTTCATAAAACTTTAGTATACCACCAATTTGTTCAGGTGATGACCAAGATATAACAACACCTATTTTCAACAATGCCAATATCATTATTATCAACTCATACTTTTGTTCAGGCGCCCAAAGCAACCATATTTTTTGTCTAGGCTTTACACCTCCAATGATAAGTTTTTTTGAAATTTGATTGATATCATTATTTAGTTTTCGATATGAAACAGATTCCCATTCCCAATCATCATTATCTAGTATTGATTTTATCTGCGTCAATCCTAAAAAAAATAAAAATATTCCAAATAATATGGAATAATCTAAAATAATTGCAAATAAAATAATGCATAATATCAATATGTAATAATTATTTTTATTTTGTATTGGAACGACTCGGCGATAAATTGCTATATTGTTAGGTGTGTTGTTCGCATGATTCTCGATATGTGAAATTAGATTCATTTTTAATTTATTTTTATATAATACTTAAATTAGATTATAGAAAAAATATTTATTTATAATAAATGCCATCAATGTCGAGAAAATATTGTTTAAATACATCACCTAGAAATATGGGTTTTAGTCAGAAAGCAAGTTGTAAATCTCAGGGATTATTAAAAAGAACATCTAAAAAGTATAATGGAAAATATATTGTATCATCAAAATATAAAAGAAAATCATCTTCTAGAAATAAATCTCTATAT